ACACTGGTCTACCTAGATTGACACCAGATCAAGGGACAATAGATACTTTAAAGAATACAATGGGTTCGGCATATGGTAGAGTAGCGCAAATCGAATCTAGACACAAAAGACGCTTAGAACAACTAGCTATTGAATTAGTTATGAAAGAGATGGGTGTTGAAGAGGGTGATATTGTTTATGAAGCAACATTACAAAAACCAAACTCTGAAGGATTTAAGGAAACTCCACCTGAAGATATGGAGCCAGAAGAAATTGAACTTGAAAAAGAATTATATGATGAGTTGGAAGATCTAACTCTAGAAAGAGCTAAAAGAAGGTTGATTAACGCTATGATGGCGGGATCATCATCTAAAGGTCACTACATGTATCATTATGCCACAGATAAACTTATTGAAATAACTGGAGATAGAAATATTATTGGTTTATATGGCACCTTAATGTCATCTGCAGAAGCAGTGTTATGGCAAATGGGTAATCAAGATTTAGGAATGGGTGGCGGTGGCGGTGCGCCAGAAGCTGGTGGTAAAGAAACGGTTTTTCCAAACGAAAACCCACCTAGAGTTGTTGCCACAGCAATTGTTTTTCCAATACTTGTTCATGAACTAATGAAAGGTACTTTAGAAGTTGTCGCAGCATTACATGGACAACCGAGAGATAAAGAAATGGCTAGCAAGGTTATCGAATTAGAAGATACTTTACAAAAAGAAATTTGGGATCTAAGATTAGGTCCAGCTATTTGGGATATTTTAAGAGATTCGTTTCCTGAAGAAGTTACTACAGATGAAGATAAGTCTGGAATGCAATTAATATTTTTCCAAACAATTGTTTCTAAACCAGCTAAACAATTTTTAGTATTCATGAAAGAAGTTTTATCGAATACACAATCTGGTAAAAGATTAATGAAGATGTTATATGATATTATTAATAGTGAAATTAATGATTATGATTATAAGGTAGCAATGCAGGAATTTGACGAAGAATTAAATAAAAAATCTGATGAAATAGATCCAGATGAGTTTAACGACTTTTTGGGTGGTTTAGGAATAGGGTTATCTGATAACTAATTTTTCATCTTTTAAAAAATAGTAAAAGTGGTCCCAAAGACCACTTTTTTAATATTTATATATATGAGTCAAAAAATAGAACAATTAAAAGAGTACGCACGTATCATAAAAGATACTCCATATGCGCTTAAGACATATCTTCAGACGTTTGACAACACACAAAAAAGATTCGTACCATTAGAGTTATTTCCAGATCAAATACAATTGTTAAAAGATTACGAATCTTATAATGAAAATATTACTAGAAAATATCGACAGGCTGGTGTTACAACAGTAACAGCCGCTTGGTTATCTAAAAAATTACAATTAGCGAAACCAGAAAATCCTGAGAGAGTTTTGATCATCGCTAACAAGCGAGATACCGCAATTGAAATGGCTAACAAAGTTAGAACGTTTTTAGATCAATGGCCTGACTGGATTAATGTGGGGTTTTCTGCAGATAAAAATTCTGAAAGTAGATATCGATTAAATAATGGTTGTGAGGTTAAAGCTGTTGCAACATCTGCGGATGCACTACGTGGTTATACACCAACCATATTAGTATTTGATGAGGCCGCGTATATTGAGGCTGGAGACGACTTTTGGGCGGCGTCTATGGCGTCATTGTCAACCGGGGGTAAGATTATACTTATCTCAACACCAAATGGTTTTGACCCAATATATTATGGTGTTTACGAACAAGCTATTAGAGGTATCAATGATTTTCATATAACAGATTTAAGATGGTTTAAGGACCCGCGTTATACAAAAGACCTTGTGTTTATTAAGGTCCCTGATATTGTACATTATATGCTCAATAGGGAACAGTATAATGACGACGAGGTTATTCTAAAAGATTTTGATTTAGAAAACTATGAAGAACTTCTTAACGAAGGATATCAACCATATTCTACTTGGTTTGAGTCCATGTCTAAGAAATTTAAATATGATAAAAGAAAAATAGCGCAAGAACTTGAATGCGACTTTCTTGGATCTGGAGATAGTGTAATCCCAACTGAAACTATGGAAAGGATTGCGAAAACTATGATTAAAACCCCTAAAGAAAAATATATGCAGGGAACTCTTTGGCAATGGAAAGACCCACAGGAGGGACATAGATATATTATGGGAGTGGATGTTAGTAGGGGTGATAGTGATGACTTTTCTTCTATTAGTATTATAGATTTTGATGACAGAGAACAGGTTCTTGAATATGTTGGTAAAATACCACCAGATGACTTAGCATCAATAGCTTATAAATGGGGTATTTTATATAACGCATTTATTGTTATTGATATTACCGGTGGTATGGGTGTTGCAACATCAAGAAAACTACAGGAAATGAATTATAAAGATTTATTTATTGACGGGTTTAACACTAAAAACGTTTGGGAGTATAATTCAAAAGCATTAGAAAAGATTCCTGGAATAAATTTTAACAATAAAAGAACACAAATTGTTGCTTGTTTTGAAGAACAGCTTAGACATAGTTTTATTGTTAGATCTAATAGATTATTAAATGAGTTGAATACTTTTGTGTATATAAATGGTAAGCCAAACCATATGAAAGGTGCTCATGATGACGCTATTATGGCGATTGCTATTGCAATGTATGCTGGTGACATATCTTTCACACAATTAAAAAGAAACGAACAACAGAATAAAGCGATGTTGGAATCTTGGGTTATGTCAGAAAGGACATATGAAGCCGACACAACACATTACTCATATGGGGGTACTCTGGACCAAATAGGATCTATGTCAATTGACGGGTCATCAAATAACATGTTTGGGAGTACACCGAGTAAATCACAGTATAACCAATATTCTTGGTTATTTGGTACAAATAAAAAGGGTTGATAATGTAATAAAATTTACTTAGTTTAAGTAGAATACTATTTATACAATATGGCAAACAAAGATTTAACAATTTTTCAGAAGTTAACTAAGGTTTTTGGGTTTGAAAATTCACCAGCTGACACACAACCATCTTTTAAATTTTCAAGAGATGAGTTGTTGAAAACTGGCGATCCAGTTGAATTTGAAAAAGCTAAGTTACAAGCACAACAATCCCATTATCTTTTTGATAAATGGGCTAAATTAGATAATTCATTATATAACCAATCTGTTTATTATGAACCAACTAGATTGTCAGCTTATTATGACTATGAGTCAATGGAGTTTACTCCAGAGATTTCGGCAGCATTGGACATATATTCGGAAGAATCAACAACATTATCCGAAAAAGGACAAATATTAACAGTTTATTCTGAATCAAATAGAGTAAAAAATATCTTAACCGATCTTTTTGAAAACAAATTAGACATAAATACTAACCTACAAATGTGGGCTAGAAATTTATGTAAATATGGTGATAATTTTGTCTATTTAAAAAGTGATCCTGAACAAGGTATTATTGGGTGTCAACAATTACCAAATATTGAATTGGAGAGATGGGAAGGAGCACAAAATAGAAACCCAAACCAATCAGACATTAAAATGTCTACCCGTGAGTTACGTTTTAGTTGGAAAAATAAAGACATGGAATTCCAATCATGGGAAATTGCTCACTTCAGATTATTGGGTGACGATAGAAAATTACCTTATGGAACTTCTATGTTAGATAAGATTAGAAGAATTTGGAAACAACTTCTACTTGCTGAAGATGCGATGTTAATTTATAGAACATCAAGAGCACCAGAAAGACGTGTATTTAAAATATTCGTTGGTAATATGGATGATAAAGATATTGAACCATATGTACAACGTGTTGCTAACAAATTTAAAAGAGATACTGTGGTTGACCAAAGAAATGGTAACGTTGATATGCGTTACAATCAAATGGCGGTCGATCAAGACTTTTTCATACCTGTTAGAGATCCGGCAGCGCCTAGTCCAATTGAAACTTTAGCTGGTGCGCAAAATTTAGGAGAGATCGCGGATATTGAATACATCCAGAAAAAATTATTAGCAGCATTGCGTATTCCTAAAGCATTTTTAGGATTTGAAGAAGTTGTTGGTGATGGTAAGAATCTAGCTTTAATGGATATGCGTTTTGCTAGAACAATTAATAGAATACAAAAATCATTAATACAAGAGTTAAATAAAGTAGCTTTAATTCATTTATACCTATTAGGTTTAGAAGACGAATTAGAAAATTTTACACTAGGTTTAACAAACCCATCAGCACAATCAGATTTATTAAAGATTGAACAATGGAAAGAAAAGGTGACACTTTATAAAGATGCCACTTCAGATCAATCTCAAGTGGGTATTCTTCCTGTTTCACATACTTGGGCTAAGAAGAACATTCTTGGTATGAGTGATAATGAAGTATTACTCGATTTACAACAACAACGAATTGAAAGAGCTATGGGCTTTGAGTTATTGAATACACAGACAATTATTAAGCGTTCTGGTGTGTTTGATGAAGTTGATAGTAAATATGGTATACCAGAAGACGAAAGACAGAAAATTGAAGATCAGGGAGCTGAGGGTGACGCAGAAGGTGGAGGAATGCCACCGTCATCACCGTCACCACCATCACCACCTTCGGCTGGTGGATCTGATGGTGAGCCGTTAAGTGAAAGTAAGATTAGAAAGATTAAATCTTATTTAGGTGAAACGGAAAATATTGGGGACCTTTTTAATATGGAAAAGGCACAAAAGAATATTTATGAAATAGAAAATAAATTGAAAGATATATTAAATGACTAAAAATGAATAAAATTGGGGTTGTAAAAAGTAAGATTTTAAAAAAATTAACAGAATCGTTTAGTACAAACGATAAATCTGAAATGAAAACTATCCTAAGTAAGATAGTTTCAAATAAAGATTTTAAAGAAATGTATTTGTTTTATGAAGAAATTGAAAACAAATATTTCGATAACATGGATACAGCGAAGTTGTATGTTGAAGAATTGAATTTAATTTTAAAGAATAAAGCTAAAAGTATTAGCGAGTTTTGTAAGGAGTTAAACGAAAGTCTAAAAACAATAGATGTTGACACGCACGAATTATACTCATATCTAGACCAATTATCTGAAGATGATAATTTAAGTAATTTAGATAAAAAAGTTATTGCTAAGAAAAAATTAGTTGAACATTTAACAAAAAAGAAAGATGTTAAATTAGAAGAAGGTGTTGATTATACAAATAACGAAAATTTATTGTATTCCGTTTTAGCAAATAATTTTAACGCCCTTTATTCACAGAATCTAAATGAAGAACAAAAAGAAGAATTGAAAACCATTTTATCTATGTCTGATGACGACTTAAATGGTAGTATTTCTGATTTAAAAGAAACAGTTTTATCTAAGGTTAATAATATTCTTAGTGAAGAAACTGATAGTGACTTATCCGGTAAGTTAAACAACGTTGTTCTAGAGGTTAACTCTATGGAAACATCAAAATACAACTATTATAGATTAAAGCAGTTAAAGGATGGTCTTGATTAATCAAGACTATCTTTTATCCCCTGAATATACTTAGCTTTTAATATTTCCGCTCTTTTTATCACAGACGGTTTCACAAATTCCTGTCTTTTTCTTAACTCCTGAATTTGTTTTACATCACGTACTTTATTCTTATATTGTTTTAAAGCGATTTCGATCCCTTTATTCACATCAATCATTAACATAATTAAAAATTTATTTTAGATTATTTGTTTTTTTAAGAAAAAACAAGTATATTATACTTACACCATAAT